GTCAAGAGGCACAGGTGCTGCAGTAAGAGGAACTAAATTTAAAGGCGTATTTTAATGGTAACAATTTTATTAAAGGGTAAAAAATTTATTGTTAAAGGTCTCAAAGAAGCACAGAGATTATTAGAGGCTGGCGGTAAAATTATTAGCAAACCAAAACAGAAGAGCAAGGTTGAGGAAATACTAGAAGAAAGTCAAGGGAGTATACCATCTACTATATTTGGTTCAGGAACAAAAGGCAGTGGTACCATGAAAGGTAAAATGAGCCTTGATGATATAGAGGGTAATTTTAAGGATGGAGGGCTCGCTAAAAAGAAAAAACCTAAGTCAAAAAAATCTCGTGGGAGCGGAGCCGCTATACAAGGCACAAAATTTAAGGGAGTATTCTAATGTCAAAACTTGGTGTAATGAATGACATTGCTAAATTCTTCTCTGGAGGCAAGTCTGGACCCAAAGCATTATTAATGGCGTATGCTAAATTTGGTAAAGATGCAGTAAATAAATATTTTAAAGATAGAAAACCAAGTTATAATGTAAAAATAGACACCAAAAAGAATGGCGGCATGGTAAAAAGGCGTGCTGGAGCAGCAAAAAGAGGATTTAAAAATTTTAAAGGAATATTTTAATGGCTAGAACACCACTAGGTGCAGTAGACCCGCTAATAGAACAGGAAATAACTGTCGTTACAGAGGGAACTGTCGAAGAAGAGCCGATTTTATCGGACAACATAGCAGATAATCTCGATGAAGAGAGCTTAGAGATGATTTCATCTGAGCTTTTGGCTGCATTTGAGGCGGATGTTCAGTCTAGAAAAGATTACGAAGAGACAATTAAGAAGGGAATGGAGCTTTTAGGCTTAAAACTAGAAGATTCACAGAATCCTTTCCCTGGAGCGTGCTCTGCACACCACCCAATGATGATTGAGGGTGCCGTTCAGTTCCAATCTCAAGCTATTAAGGAGTTATTCCCATCTGGCGGACCAGTTAAAACACAAATTATTGGTGAAAAGACCGATGATATTGTCAAACAGGCGAACAGAGTTAAAGAATTTTTAAATTATCAAGTCACCGAGACGATGGAAGAGTATTTCGATGACTTTGACCAGATGTTATTTTACTTACCGATAGTCGGTAGCTGCTTTAAAAAGATTTATTACGATGAAATACTAAAGAGACCCATCTCTCGTTTCATCCCCATTACAGATTTTGTTGTATCGTACAATACTGTCGATTTAAGAACGTCAGGGAGATACACCCACATCATTCGCATGACTCAAAACGAGTTGCGAAAGAAAATATACTCTGGTTTCTATCGTGATACAGAAATCGATATGAATCCCGAAGAGGATGACTCCAACGACATCAGACAGAAGATACAAGATATAGAGGGTATTACCCCATCTAAGAATTATCAGAAAGACGGCAGACTAACCCTGTTAGAGATGCACGTTGATTTAGATATTCCTGGTTATGAGAAAGATTTTGCGTGTCCTTACATCGTCACTATCTGCAAAGAGACCAGAGAGATTTTATCGATTAGAGAAAACTTTAAACCAGACGACCCAGACTTTAAGAGAATACAGCACTTCGTACACTACAAGTTTTTACCTGGTTTTGGTTTTTACGGTATGGGCTATGTTCACCTATTAGGGAACTTACAGAAGTCTGTAACAACTATACTACGTTCTCTTGTTGATGCTGGACAGTTTTCTAATTTACCTGGTGGTTTCAAAGCCAGAGGAATGAGAGTGGAAGGCGAACAGCCTGTTGGATTTGGTGAGTTTAGAGATGTTGAGGGATATGGCGATGACATCAGAAAGTCTATCGTACCTCTACCGTTTAAAGAGCCATCACAAACTCTGTTTGCATTATTAGGTTCTATGACTCAAGAGGGCAGAAGATTAGCTGCCATCACAGACTTACAGTCTGGAGACATGAATGCCAACGCACCTGTGGGTACAACCATTGCCTTATTAGAGCAGGGTATCAAGGTGATGTCTTCGATACACAAGAGACTACACAAAGCCCAGAGAGAAGAGTTTAAGATTATCGTAAGAATTAACAAAGAGTTCTTGCCAGACTATTATCCCTACAGCGTAGCGGGGGACAACAGATTTGTATTTTCAAAAGATTTTGACGACAGAGTAGATATTCTACCTGTATCTGACCCTAATATATTCTCTACTGCACAGAGAGTTTTATTAGCTCAAACACAATTACAGGCTGCAGCAGCGGCACCACAGATACACGACATGAAAGAGGCATACAAGAGATTGTATGAAGCCCTCGATGTTAAAAATGTAGACGAGATTTTATTACCAGAGATGGGTGCTAAAAGAAAAGACCCCGTCACAGAAAACTATGCAATGATGTATGGTAGACCCGTGAAGGCGTATGCATCTCAAGACCACGATGCTCACATTGCCGTGCACCAAGCAATGTTAAGCGACCCGACCATGACACCCCAGTCACCTCAGGTGGCACAGGCGTTAGCGGGTAATATTGTAGCTCACATCCAAGAGCACATGGCACACAAATACAGATTACAAGTTGCTGCGATGACGGGTATGGATTTACCACCAGCACCAGAATACGATAGAGCAAATCCAGGCAAAGATGAAGCCTACGAGGCTCTCCCACCAGAGGTAGAGAATCAAGTAGCACAGATGCAGGCACAAGCCGCAATGCAGATGTCACAGCAAAATCAGATGGCAGCACAGCAGGCAGCACAAGCACAGCAGATGCAAGACCCAAGAGTTCAGATTGCAATGCAGGATTTAGCGATTAAGAAACAAGAAGCAGATAGAAAAGTTATGGACTCACAGCAGAGAGCACAAGACAGACAGCGTGAGTTAAATATGAAAGAGCAGAAGGAAGCTGCAGACGCACAGATTGATATAGCAAAGCTAGAGTTAGAGAGAGCCAAGGCGGAATCTGATATTGCTCTGGATACACAAAAAATTGATTCTAACGAGAGAAGAGATGCCCTGAGAAATAGAGCAAACAAATCTCTCGCTAGAGAAAAGACAATGGCTGATATAGCCAAACAACAATTAAAGGATAGACAGTAATGTTTTTTTTAGCACCAGCACTACCCTACTTAGGAGCGGGGATAGCAGGATTAGGAGCTGCCGCTAGAGGTTTTGGAACTCCTCAAGGGCAGAGAGTTTTGCAGGGTGGTATTAATACGTTAAATAGAGTTGGGACAAAACTACAGGATTTTTTAAATCCAGTGGGTCAACCAATATATCAAACTTTTTTTGGACCTGGTAGAAGAGCACAAAAAATAGGAGCAGGAATAGCGGTTGCAGAGCCTTTTGAAGATTCTATTATGGATGCAGGTAGTAGCATTAGCGAATTAATAAATAAATTAATTAAAGAAGAAGAAGACGAAGATAAAAAAGACAAAAAGAAAAAGAAAACTAAAAAAGATGAGATACCAGAAGTGCCAATGAAAAAAGGCGGTATGGTTAAACCAAAGAAGAAAAAAAGAAAATATAAATCAGGAACATTTGTAAAAATGAAAGGGAGTAAGAGGTACATTTAATGGGTAAAATTAAAGAGGTATTTAAAATAGCAGATACTGTTATTGATTTGCCGAAAGCACCAACAAATTTAAAAGGAAATGTCTTTACACAAATTAGAGACGCTATTACTAATGTATTTAAAAAAAGAACTAAATTTAAAGAGGGGACTAAAGAATATAACGCAGCTTTAGATAAAATAGCTGACGAGGCACAAGAATTAGCAAACAAAATTAGACCACCAAAAAAGCCACCTTTTTTAAAAGGTAAGGGCAAAACAGCCGCAAAAATTGGAGGGGGTGCCGCTGCTGTTGAAGGCACTAGTGCTGGGTTAACAGGCAAGGGTCCTATTGCAGAAACAATAAAACAAACAAAAAAATTACCATTTTTTAAAAAAGATGGAGGTATGGTTATTGCACCCAAGATGGGAGGCAAGCCTAGTCATAAAGCCAAAAAAAGTTCTAAGTCTATTGCAAAAAAATATTTTAAAGGTACGTTCTAGTTAGTGGAACTAACCAAGGCTTTAAAACATATTATAAATAAAATTGACTCTGAAATAGAGAATAGAAAAAATGCTTTTGCTGATGGTAAGATTATTAAAGATAATTTTGAAAAATCAGTTGGGCAAGTTAGAGGTTTAGTTCTAGCTAAAGAAATAGTACGAGAAACTGCTAAAAACATAGAGGAACTAGATGACTAACACAACATTTAAACTAGAAGAGGTAGAATTAAAAAACGATAACTACCCAAGACCAACAGGTCACAGAATTTTAATCAAAACTTTAGATATAGCCAACAAGACTAACATGGGTATTTACTTACCCAGCAAGTCAATCGAAGACCACAGGGCTATAGCATCTATAGGTAAAGTCATAGAACTTGGCGGAGACGCATACAAGAGAGAAGACATGACACAACCTTGGTGTAAAGTTGGAGATTACGTCATGTTCGGAAAATATGCTGGACACCGTTTTAAATACGGTCAAGCAGAATTACGAATCATGAACGATGACGAGATTCTGGGCACAGTCCCAGATGTAAGTGAAATAAGTTAATTTCACTTTTATCAACTAGCTACATTTTTGTAGCGTACAATCCTTAGGAGAAACCTATGCAAGTATTACACGATACTTCGGATAAAGAAAAAAAGCCGATGAAAATAGTTCCTGAAGGGGATACTGAAAAAATGGAAGAACTCAATACTGAAGAAGCTATTGAGACTATGGAAGCAATAGACCCAGAAGAAACTATAGACGCTGCTGATGAAAATCAAGAAGCGGTAGAGGAAGAAGTCGAAGAACCTCAAGAGGAAGCAGAAGAAGAAAAAGAAGCTGCACCGAAAAAAAAATCAAGACTACAAAGAAGAATAGACGAACTGGTTAGAGAGCGTTCAGCAGAGCGAGAAGAAAAAGCAAGACTGGCTGCTCAAATTGCTAATCTCGAAAAAGAAGTACAAAGAAAAAATACTCTTAATACAGATTACAACACACTCCAGCAAGACTATTTTGAAAATCAGATTAAATCTGCAACTAAAACTTTAGAAGCTGCTAGAAGTGCTTATCGAAGTGCTAAAGAAACTGGCAATACGGATGAAGAGATAAAGATTGCAGAGGAGATAGCTGACGCAAAGTTTGAGTTGAAAGACTTGGAGCGACAAAAACATTTGTTTGATAGAAAGCAGAAAGCAACTGCACAACAACCCGAACAAGTGCAACAACCCGCACCAACACAACAACCGCAACCACAACAGCAAGTTCAGCCTGACCCAAGAGCACTTCAGTGGGCACAAGTTAACACTTGGTTTGGACAGGATGCAGCTAAAACGGGAGCGGCATACGCAATCGATGCTCAGTTGAAAATGGAAGGGTATGACCCCTCATCAGAGGAATACTATTCCGAATTAGACAGGCAGTTAAGTGTAGCTTTTCCAGATATGAAGAAGAGCACAGCTAAACCCAAGCAAGTCGTAGCGAGTGTATCTCGTGCACCATCCGCACCTAATAACAAAGTATCTTTGAGTAATAGTCAAATGGCAATGGCTAGAAAATTAGGTGTGCCCTTAGAAGAATATGCCAAATTTGTTAGGAATGCAAATGACCAATAAAAATATATCGTCTGGTGTGAAAAGTTCTAGAACACATCAGAAACGCAAAGTAACTTATACACCTCCTTCATATCTAGATGCTCCAAAGCCAAATGATGACGGCATTAAATATCGCTGGCTGCGAGTGAGTATGGGTGGGGAGGATGATGCCCGAAACATAGCCAAGAAAAAACGTGAAGGTTATGAGTTCGTTAGAAAAGAAGAACACCCCGATTTTGATGTCCCCGTACATGAATCAGGAAAGTACGCTGGAGTGATTGGTTCTGGAGATTTAGTTCTCGCTAAGATACCAGTTGAAATGGCAGAGGCAAAGAATGAGTATTATCAAAATAGAACTCAAAGCCAAACTGATGCTGTGGATGCTGATATTCTAAAGGAACAACATCCTTCGATGCCAGTAACACAACAGCGTAAAAGTTCTGTATCTTTCGGTAAGAAGAAAGAAGCAGACGACTAACATTTAGTATGGGGTTGTTTATTAACTTTTAATTTATCATAGGAGATGAAAACATGGCAAATGTAGATGCTGCTTTCGGAGCAAGACCTGTCAGACATCTTACTGGTGGACAAATTAGAGCTAACGAATACAAAATAGCATCTGAGACATCATCAAATATTTTTACTGGTGATTTCGTTAAATTACTAGCAACAGGTTACATTGATGTAGCCGCAGCTGGTAACAGAATCTTAGGAGTATTCGCAGGCTGTCAATATACCGCCACAGATGGGGAAGTAAAATTCGCAAGATATTTCCCAACAGGTACAGCTACACAAGGTGGTGGCGATGTCACCGCTTACGTTTATGACGACCCCAATATAGTTTATGCAATTCAATCAGCAGGTTCTGCTGACTTTGCAGATATTGGAAACTTAGCTGACCACGTTGCTGGTACAGGTGATACCAGCACAGGACAATCAAAGTTCGAGATTTCAGGTACAACTGGAACTGGAACTGCAGGAATGAGAATCCTCGGTAAGTATGAAACACCAAAAAACGAATTCGGAACTAACGGTATCCTTGAGGTTACAATTCATGAGCATGAATTAAACCAACACATTGATGCTGACGGTACCGTGGGCGTATAAGGTTAGGAGAATAAAACATGGCTGTTATTTCAAGAAGTCAACTCGTAAAAGAGTTGGAACCAGGTCTCCACGCCTTATTTGGTTTGGAGTACAAGCGTTGGGAACGTGAACACGCAGAAATCTTTACTGAAGAGACATCAGATAGAGCATTCGAAGAAGAAACACTATTGACAGGATTTGGTGCTGCACCAACAAAGTCAGAGGGTTCTTCTGTAGAATTTGATACTGCTGCTGAACAGTGGACTGCAAGATATGTGCATGAAACAATTGCACTAGCTTTTGCAATCACTGAAGAAGCGGTAGAGGATAACCTCTATGATACTCTTTCAAAGAGATATACTGCAGCATTAGCACGTTCTATGGCTTACACAAAACAGGTGAAAGCTGCTAACGTATTAAACAATGCATTTAACTCTAGCTTTAAAGGTGGAGATGGTAAAGAGCTTTGTGCTACTGACCACCCAACCCTAATGGCTGGAACACAATCTAACGAACCTTCAACTGCTGCTGATTTATCTGAATCATCACTAGAAAACGCAATTATCCAAATTGGCGGTTTCGCAGATGACAGAGACATCCCAGTAGCTGTGCAGGCTCGTAAGTTAGTTATACCAAAAGACTTAGCATTCACTGCTCAAAGAATTTTGAAGAGTGATTTAAGAGTTGGTACAGCAGATAACGACACAAACGCATTAAGAACTATGGGTATGCTCCCAGAAGGTTATGTAGTAAACCACTACTTAACTGATACTGATGCGTTCTTTATCTTAACTGACTTAACAAACACAGGTCTAAAAATGTTCCAAAGAAGACCACTGAAGACTTCAATGGAGCCAGACTTTGAAACAGGAAATATGCGATTCAAAGCATCTGAAAGATATTCTTTCGGATTCTCTGACTGGAGATGTATCTTCGGCTCACCAGGAGCATAAAGTACGCAATAAGGGGGGTTTATCCCCCCTTATCCTTATTAACAAGTTACATAGACTGCAATAGCAGACGATATAGAGACTATGTAACGAGGTCTATATAACCAAGGAGGTTTAAAATGGCTAATACAACTTTTTCAGGTCCAGTTCGCTCAGAGGGCGGATTTAATGTAGTCAATAAAAATGCTACATCTGGAGCAATCACAGAGACAGGTTTCTCTGTAAACTCAACTGGTCAACTAGTTTCTATGGGAACTAGAAAGATTCAATCTTTTGCTGGTACTCTAGCGGCTACAAACGCAGCGGCAACTGCTTACGCAGATGGTGACTGTCTAGTGGAGTTAGGTAGTCTTAATGTAGATGCACCAGATGGTTTAGTTACACCATCAAAGATTTTTATTCACAGAGCTTTGATTGGTATTACAACTGCTGCAGGAGAAACACTTGCAGGTAACTTAGCACTTAGTTCTACTTCTGGAACAGCAACTAACGCAGCTGTATCGGGAACAGAAATTGTGGGTGCTGGTGTAACATCATTTAATGAACAGTTAAGTGCTACACAATCTATTACTGAGATAGATATCAACTTTAACAACACTGCTGGTAATTATCACATTTTTGTTCCAAACGTAACTGCAGCGGTTGCAAACATACATCTGTATGCTAGAGCAACAACTACAGTCAATGCTGATATTACTGCAGGTAGATTTACAGTCGAGTTAGAATACTCAGTATATTAAAATGCACATTTGTAAATACATAGCTTTGCTCCTCTTCATTGTGAGGAGCGAGGCTAAAATGATTTTAGGAGGTAGAAGATGGCAGATGCAGTAACATCCCAAACTATTGGAGATGAAGTTGGTGCAAAGAATATATTAGTGAAATTAACTAACATTTCTGACGGCACAGGCGAAAGCACAGTTACTAAGGTTGACGTTTCTGCTCTTGCAAAAGATAGCAACGGTGAGTCTTGCTCAAGAGTGGCAGTGCAGGAAATCTATTATGATATATTTGGAATGCGTGTAGACTTATTGTGGAACGCATCATCTAATGTTCTTTGTAAAACTTTAGGTGCTAACGGTGCTTTAACTTCACAAGGTTACATGGACTTTAGAGATTTTGGTGGTATTACAAACAACGCTGGGTCTGGTGTTAATGGAGATTTACTCCTAACAACAACAGGTCACACCAGTGGAGACCACTACACAATTATTTTAAAATTAAGCAAAACATACTAGGATAAACAATGGCAACATCAGGAACTCGTACCTTTACATTAGCAGTAGACGAAATCGTAGAAGAGGCATTCTCCAGAATTGGAGGAGAACCTCAGACTGGTAAAGAAGCACAGCAAGGTAGAAGAGCCTTAAACCTTTTGTTGCAGGAGTGGCTGAACAGAAGCGTGCAGTTATGGACTGTTTCACCAGCCTCTCAGAGTTTAACAGCAAACACAGCTAGTTATACTTTAAATTCTTATACTGTTGACATAGAAGAAGCCGTTATCAGAAAAACAAACTCAGATAACACCGTGACTGACTTTGAGTTAGAGAGAATAAGCAGAGATGACTATCTCAATATTCCCAACAAGTCAGATACAGGTAGACCGAGCCAGTATTTCTTAGATAAACAGTTAACCCCTGTTGTCTTCTTGTATCCAACACCCGATGACTCCACAGATGTTTTAAGGTTTAACGAAAGAAAGAGAATAGAAGATATTACCGCTGCAACAGAGAATGTAGACATACCAGACAGATTTCTACCCTGTGCAATTAGCGGATTAGCTTACTATTTAGCTCTGAAGAGACCTCAGATTGAAATACAAAGACGACAAGAATTAAAGGTTTTGTATGAGGAAGAGTTTAGCAGAGCAATGCAGGATAATAGAGAAAAGGTTGACTTAATCATCAAACCTGATTTAAGATACAGAATATGAAATACGCAACTGGTAAATATGCTAAAGCAATATCAGATAGAAGTGGGATGGCTTATCCCTACAAAGAAATGCGTAAGGAGTGGAACGGCTCTTTTGTTCATCAATCAGAATTTGAAGAAAAACATCCTCAGTTAGAACCTAGAAAACACAAACCCGATGCACAGGCTTTAAAAGATGCAAGCCCACAAAGAAAACTGGGCACAGCAGATAAATTAGAAAACGGAACAGTATCTAGTTTATTAGCAACATTGGGAGTAACAAGTGCAGACAGAAAGATAGTGGGAACATTTACATCAGCAAACGCATCCCCACTGGCAACAGCCTTAACTTTATCTGCAAGTTTAGGTTCAGAAAGTGTAAGTGTCTCGTAAAGTAAACTTATTTGTAGCCACCCCTTGCTACGGAAGTATGCTAACGGAAGACTATTTTCACAGTATACTGGACCTACAAAACTTTTGTCGTGAAGAGGAAATAGGTTTAAACATACAAACTCTAGGACAAGAGTCTCTCGTTACCAGAGCAAGAAATACTCTGGTGGCAAATTTTTTAGACAACGATAGTTTTACTCATCTGTTGTTTATCGATGCGGATATTGGATTTGATGCAAAATCTTTAAAAAGATTTTTAGAATACGACCAAGAGGTATTGTGTGCACCCTATCCAATGAAACTCATAAGCTGGGATATGATACCCAAACTTATAGAAGAGGGAAAAGATTACAGAAATTTATGTCATCCTTATGTTTTAAATTTTGCAAACAAAGGTGAGATAAATATACAAAAAGGCTT